CCGTATTCCTTCGACGCGCTACATACGAGACATATATGGAACTCTGTCTGGTCAATCGTTGCAGGCGGGTGTAGGTTTCAGGATGCAGACCGCGAATACGGAAACCGCTGTAGTTCTCAAGGTTGATGTTGAATGGTGTCGATACCGCTATTACATGGAGCGTTGAATGCTGATCCCAATTTCAGAACAAGTATTTATTCCCATTCACTGTGTTGAGCGCATCTCCTTCTTCGGAAGTGGCGCCCTAGTGAAGTTGGTCGGATCTCGCGACCTCGAAAAGATTGGCGAAGAGGACGCAAAGCGGCTCAAGGATTTCATCACAAAGCAGTTTGCCACAACGGCTCCACTGCAAAACACAACGAGGATCAAACATGCAGACTAGCAACCAAGGCGGCGGTAAGGCCAGTAACCGATGGGGCGCAGGCGGAGGCAAGGGCGGCGCTAAGGGCGGCGGATTTGGTGGCGCCCGTGAAGGAGGAAAGAAGTCTGGCGCTGGCATTACATCTGGCGCTCACGCAGGTGGTGCAAAGGGTGGCCCCAAGAGCGGTGGCAGCGGTGGCGGTTACGGTGGCGGCTTTCACAAGTGACCAAGGATCAATATGCTCGATCTAACGTTCGATAAACTTCGCAGGGAAGTTGAAAGCGCGGAGAAGTTCCGTGATGTTCACCTTTCCAATTTTCGGAACATGATTGAGCGTTATCACGGTCCTGGATACCGTGAAGATCGAACCGATCCGTTTCTTGACGATCCAGAGAACTTCCACCATGAGTATCTGTCGCTGGTTCTTCCTAGGATCATTCATGATTCTCCGAAGTTTCGTATCACCTGCGCAGATGCGATGATGGATATGGTTGTCGGTAAGCGAATGCAGATCGCGGTGAACCGATGGTGTCGAATCACCAAACTTCGGACAACGCTAGAGCGCATCGCTACCGACATGATCCTTTCGTATGGTGTTGCGTTGACGGTCAGCGAGCCTCGACCAGAGGCGCGAGAGATTGATGGGCGTGAGCCTTATCTTCCGCGCACCTATCGAATCAGTCCTGAACGGTTCTTCATTGATCCCGCTGCCAGCCATGTGGAGGATGCTCGTTATCTTGGTCACTGCTATGCGGTGGACAAGAGTGATCTTCTGTTCAAGGCTGAAACAGACAGTTCATGGGACGTCGATGCCATCATGGATATCCCGCCAGAAACCGACATGGACGAAATCCGTGACGACCGTGGGCGGTTTATCGAGGATCGACAAGAGATGTGCGTCTACGAGATCTGGGTTCCAGAGATCGACGACGAGATCGCTGAGATCGTTGATCAGGTGTACGGCCAAGGCATGGTCAACGGAACCATCTACACGATGGTCAAGGGCAGGTCCAAATCGACCAAATACGATGGGTTTATCCGACGACCCATCCCATTCTTTGGACCTCGAAACGGCCCTTACACCGTCTTTGGCGTCTACACGGTGCCAGATGATCCGTATCCGTTGTCGCCACTTGTCGCTATCCAGTCGCAGATTGATGACCTCAACATGCACCTGTCTAGCGTCCGTATGAGCGCAGCCGCCTACAAGCGCCTTGTACTGGTGGACAGCCGAAACCACAAACTTGCCCAAGACATCAAGGACAAGCCTCACGATTTCATCGTGCTTTCTGAGTCGCTGGACAAGGACAAGGTCATCAACCTCGAAATCGGCGGCATCACCCAGCAGCAGGTCCAGTATTCATCGATGGCCCAAGACCGACTTGATCGGGTTTCGGGTATCCATGACGCTATGCGCGGAAACATCTCTGGAGATGCTACCGCGACAGAGGTTGCGGTCGCCGAAAGTAGCGCCTCCATGCGAATGGCCCACCTCAAGCGCCAGTTTCAGGAGAGCGTTGACAACCTTGGACGTTCGGTGGCGTGGTACATGTGGCACGACGACCGTGTCGTTATTCCCCTTGGCAAGGAGGGTGTAATCACCCTTCTTGAATCCAATCCAGTGTTTACTGGTGGCGTAGGTATGCCAGGATGGGAAGATCTTGAGGTTTCCGTCGATTCCTACAGCATGGAACGGGTGTCTGAAGTCATGGTCCAGCGTCGGGCTATGGAACTCCTTCAGATCACTTCCAATGTCGCTCAGGGCATGGTTTCGATGCCTCACGTCAAGTGGAAGGAAATCCTTTCCATTGTCGGAGACGCTTTGAACGTCCCTAATCTGTCAGAAATGATCGATTATGGAATGTTGCAACAGCAACAGCAGCCCCAACAACAGGGCGGTCAACAGCAAATCCAAGACATGCCTTCCCAATCAAGGACCAATGCGATGGGTGAACCATCGCCAATCCCATCTAGTTCCCGTTCGGGAATCAAGGGAGCAGCCAGTCAACAATGATTTACGAATTTAAAGACGAATTAGATAATGTTGTCGAAATCAATATGCCGATGGCATCGGTTCCGTCAATTGGCTCTATTATCACCCACAACGGTAGTCGCCTCACTCGCATATTCTCGAATGTGCAGATCGACGTAGCGTTGAACCGATCCCAGTACCCCTATGTCAGCAACTCGCTGCCTAGGAATCTGGAAGGTTGCAAGTCAACAGCGATTGGAAAGCCAATCGTTATGTCCAAGAAACATGAGCGCAACATCATGTCTCAGCATGGATTTGAGAAGGACTGATATGCCAGAACCCGACATCAATCCACCACAGGCCGAAGAACTTATTCCGTTCAATCCTCTAACGAAGGAATCGCTGAACAACAGCGGTAACCCATCAAATGAGGACGAGGTACTTGATAGGTTGTTTGGTAAGGACGAACCCGAATACGTTCGGGACGTTGAAGAAATTCCATCAGCACTAGACCTTGACCTAACAAAGGCCATCAAGGCGCTCAAGCGAGATGGGGTTCCATCGGATGTCATTGACGGAATGGCTTCTAATCCTTCCAAGTTGAAGGAATGGGGTCTTAAGTCCGCCAAGCGACAGGCCGATGTTGATTCGTACAGCGAGAAGTTGAAGGCAGTCGATCCAAAGAAGCCAAGCAAGTCTGATAACAACAAGACTGAAGATGGCGAAGACGAAGACGGAGACGATGGTGATAAAGATCCATTGGCCTCGTTTGAGGAAATCTTTGGAGGAGATGCGGCAAAGCCGCTTCGCACACTAGCCGACCAACTTCGTGCTGAGTTCTCTGACCGTTCTCGAATCATGGAAGTGAAATACGAGACTCAGGGCGCCTATCTCAAATACGCGAATCAGTACGGCAAATCTGCACCTTCACTTGATGAGATCACTGAAGTTGCCGCGACTATCGGGCGCGAAAATCCTGGTAAGTTCAGTTCCGTCGAAGAGGTTGTCGCAGAAGCGTTCCTTCAGCGTGTAGGACATCCAGTCAAGATCGACCCGCGTAATGCGGCTCGTCCGACTGTTGGCAAGGCTGCTCCTCGCGTGGTGCAAACCCGTGATCGAGAAGACGTTGTACTTGATATCCTGCTGTCTGGTGGAAGCAAATCCGATGCCCTCAAGGCTCTTTCACGCTAACAACATAAGGATGGCATCCCATGCCCTCAATTCAGACCTTCAATGACTTCATGACCTCTACTGGTCCTTCCTATCTCACTAGCGCAGATAGCGTTATCAACGAGGCAGTGAAGAACACCTACGCATTTAGCCGTCTTCTCAAGGGTAAGACCACTGAGCAGACTGTTCAGGGTGGAAACGAAATCCGCGACGTCATCATGTTTGATGACTCGCGCACGTTCGACCACTACCAGCCAAACGACACGTTCACTTGGCGCAACCCCCAGGTTTCGGATTACATCCGTTGCCCTTGGCGTTTCTCGTTGGACCACATGTCGTGGACCGATGCTGAGATTGAGTTGAACACTGGCGAAACCAGCGGTTCGACCAAGGTTGCTTACAAGCGCCTTAAGCGACTCAAGGAGCAGCGAATGTGGACCTCGATGCTCAACGGCTTCGAGGAGGATCTGTGGGCGCCTCCGTCTGTTGCACAGATGGAAGACGAGTCTGGCCGACTTCCCTATTCGCTTCCGTATTTCATCTCTGAAATCGGCAAGGACTTTGGTGGTTCGCTTGGCCGTCGCGGTACGGCTCCGTTCACTGGTTCTGATAACAGTGCTACTACGGTGATGCGAATCAACCCGTTCACTGAGAACCGTTGGACCAACGTTCTTGAGTTGTACGACTCGGTGAAGCAGAATCCCACTGCTACGACTTGGTCTGATCCTACGGCTATTTCCTTGACGTCCAACACGATTTACAGTCAGGGATCAGCATCTACTGCAAATGTTGGCAACATCTTTTCTGCCTTCGATCTGATGTTTATGCGCCTTCGCTACGAAGCGCCATCGACTCGTCAGCAGTACTTTGAGAATGACAACCTGAATCGCCAGATGATTCTGACTAGCCGAAGCGGCGTCCAGCGTTATCGCAACGCTCTCCGTGCAAGCAACGACACTCTTGTCTCGTATCAGGATGCATCTTACTCGTCTCCACAATACGCTGGAATCGACGTAACTTACTGCTCGGATCTTGATACGGCTGCTCTCTATCCTGCTACCACCGTTGCAGTTGCTGCTACTATGGGTGGTTATAACGGCGCACTTGCAACTAGTGCTGGCGGAACGGCATCTGCGACCCTTTGGAGCAACCTCGGTACTGAAGAGGCTGCTTTGACTGTTTGCCGTGCGCCTCGCTACTACTTTGTGAACGGAAACTACTTGACTCCGATCTTCCACGCGAAGCGGTATTTCAAGCAGCATGAAGTTCTTCGTCACCCAAATCAGCCGTTCACCTACGTTCAGCCTGTCGATTGTTGGTCGAATCTGTTCTGCAACTCGCGTCAACGTCACGGAATCGTTTCACCAATCGCTGCTACTGGCGTCTAATCGGAGTAACCACATGATCCCTGGAATTATCTGTCCCACTGGAAATCTTGGTGGGCTTACCCCTCATCAAGTCCTTTGTTCTCCGATTGCTGCGGTAGATGTTGCCGTTGGCGATCTCGTAATGTTTGACCTTGCTGGTGTAAGCACCACCTACACCGACGTAACCAAGATTACCGACTTGGACAACAAGAAGAGTCCCTTCAATGTTGTCATCAAATCGGTTCCTGCGGCTGCGACAGGAGCAGGTCACGGCGGCGTATTTGCCGTTGTGACTACGGCTGCTGTTGCTGGCGCTCGATGCGTTGTATGCGTCAATGGTTTGGTTGACGCAAAGGTCGCCATTGTTGCAACGAGTGGAATTTCTGTGGCTGGCGTTACGGTTCTTACCAACGGCACTGGCGTGTTAACTCCATCTCTCCAGACTCCTGCGGCTACGTTGAATGGCGCAGCACTGGGTGTTGGGTTTACTTCCGCGACTAGTGCTGGAACGATTACGATGAAGGTGCTGTTTAACGGCTACACCTTCGCCATCGGTGGCGCGTGATCTGAAATCTACTACCGTAGTGTTGCGGGGAACCGCAACACTACGCTTCTATGCTGACTTACGGCGGACTCAAGCAACACATCGTTCTCGCTCTCGGAGGCCAGCCTTCGGTAGTGTCGGGTGTTAACCGCGATCAGCGGATTGCTGAGATCGTCAATCAGGCTGGCAACTATCTCTTCTCAAAGTCATGGCGTTTCCGCGAGAGGACTGCTCGTCCAATTTCGGTCGTT